CCATGTGAGCCCATTGAAGAGGTGATGGATCTGGAGAAGAAGGAGACACGTAAGCCTCTGGACTTGGAGGGATTCATACGAAAACTTAACTTGAGTGAGGCGTCACAGATTGGGTGGAAGAATATTTTGTTGAGGGTGATGGAGAAGAGAGCCACCACCACCTCGGTGAAGGATGTGATTACAGAATCAATGACTAGGTTGGAGGAATGTAATGGCTGATATTGTTGGTGAGCTCAAGGTGAAGCGCCAGAGGATCGAGGAGATCATCAAGGCACAGGACCAACGAGAGGGCGAGTTGAAGGCGGTGATGGATCAGTTGAAGGCGGACTTTGGTGTGGTGGATATCGATGCTGCAAATATCAAACGTGAGACATTGAATGGGGAGTTGGATGACAATGAATCTGAAATGGATAAGCTGGATATGGAGATGGGCAATATCATCAAAGCAGCTGGAAGATAGGGCGAAGAGACAGGACCTGGATGGTCGATGGGATATTACTGGCTATGCCGTACTATGCCGTGACGAGAGTACGGGACAACCATACTGGTCTACACACAATGGGGACGGTGAGGATCACTGCAAGCTGTCCCTACGTCAACCTATTTTGTTTCCTACCACCAAGTTTCCCATTGCAACGGTGGTGAGGATCTACATGCCTAAGGGAGGCAAAGATGAGAAGAAAGAGTAATGTCGTTATGTGCATGGACTTCTTGTCAGATGTGAAGGCAGAAAGAAGACTCCTCCTGGAAAAGAAGGAAGAGAAGTCTATTAAGATTGATGCGTTGAAGGTGTTGGTGGGGGATCTCACAGATGCTCAAGAGGTGATGAATCTTACTGGGACTCTGGCGCAAGAGGAGTTCGAGGGATTCATTGAGAGTATGGTGACAGAGGCATTGCAGATGGTTTTCGGTTCTGGGTTTGCATTTGAGATTGAGACAAGGGTGGTGAGGAATCAGCCGGAGACATACTTGTACGTGGTTGAGGATGGTGTGAAGACTCCGGTCAAAGATGACATGGTGGGTGGTGGGCTGTTGGATCTAATTTCCATGGTGTTGCGTGTGGTGGTTTGGTCTATCCAGAAGCATCGGACGAGACCTGTGATGATTTTGGATGAACCGGGAAAGAATATGGACCGGAAGAAGATTAATCAGTTGGTGGCGATGATTCGGAAGTTCCATGAGTTGCTTGGGTTGCAGTTTATCATCGTGACTCATGATGACAAGATTATAGAGATGGCAGATCGTGCGTTTCTTGTGACACGTTCAAAGGGAACTGCTGAAGTGAATGTGGTTGAGTGAGGAGAATAATAATGAAAAAGTTGTTATTGGTATTGATTTTTGTGATATCATTGATCTCTGTGGCGGTGGGAGTTGGGTGTGCTAGTCTGAGTGAATACATTACTCCTGCGCGTATTGATTCTAAGGCGGTGCAGTTTGTGGTAGAAGCCGGCGTGGCAGATCCGAATGAGTTTGCGGGTTGGGCTAATTTGGAGAAGTCTATTCGGTTGGATGCATATGTGGATATGGCATATGAGGTCAAGGGTGTAGCCATTAAGCAGATGCATGAAAATCTACAGATTGATTACCATCATCTCAATGATATTGTTACACGAAATATGGAAGATGCACAGGAGAGAGAAGAAGCATTGTTTGCGGATGGTGGAGTCGCTTCTACATTACTTACGGCAGGTGGTTTGGGAATATGTACAGGTTTGTTGGGTTTGTTTAGAAAACGTCCTGGTGATATGACAAGAGAAGATCTTGATAATGCTACTGTGGAATTGCGTGAGAAGTTTGGTGTGAAGGATGCTCAGTTTGTGCAGGTGGTGACGGGTGTGGAGAAGTTTATGAAGCACAAGGATCAGCTCCTTTCTTTGATTGATAGGGAGAAGACGCCTGCGGAGAATGTGGATGCAATCCTTACGGTCATGAAGACACATCTGGGCAGAGCACAGGACATGCAGACACAGCAGGAAGTCGCTAAGGTCAAGGCAACAGTCTGAGATTAGTGAGGGAGCCTGAAAGGAGTCAGGTTCCCATACTAATAGAATGGAGAGAATTATGAAAGATGTGACAGCTGAGATACAGACTCCATTCCATACGGCGGATGGGGAGTTGAAGTTTCCTGTGCAGGCAATGCGACATGTGGCATACATCTGGCCGACTCCTGCTCCAGTGACGTTTGGTAAGTTGAAGTTACTGGACATTCCAGAGCAATTTCAAGTGGAGCATCAGGATGGGACTGGAATCTTGTTGTCCGTTGGTCCTGGTTATTGGGGGAAAGACAAGAAGCCTTCACGCTTTGCGAAGAAATCCGAATGGTTCTCACCTCCAGAGGTTTTGGTGCCGGGAACACATGTGTTTTTTGACAAGTCGGTTCCATGGTTTGCTATGTTCCAGGGGCTGGATGGTGAGATGCATAAGGTAATTTATTGTGGCTACAGAGACATCCATGGTTTAGTTACATGAACATCTTGAAGTCTTGTGCGTAGGAATAGTTAAGGAGGAACCATGGGTGGTGAGTTACAAAAGATGGAGATAGAGCAGCGGGTTAGGTTGGCCCTATTGAGGAACAGAGGGAACATCAAGGATACTATAGATGACTATGAGCGTGTCAATGGTGTCCATCTTCCTGATGACTATGTGATCCGAGTGTATAGAAAGTTCCGGCGTGAGATGCGCAGGGATAATCTTAGGTGGGTTGGGTATCATTTCTCACAGGAGTTTATCTCACAGGCGTCAGAGATTCAGAAGCAGTTGAGTGAGCAGCTGAAGGAATACAACAACAGATCCATCAAGCTCCTATCGGTTTGCTGTCGTTCTATCGTGGAGCCTCATCCATTTAAGGATGCATGGCTTTGTGTGAAGTGTGATTCACAGTGTAGGGTGTATGAGGATGTGGACATGCCGATGGAGCGATTGAAGCTGGATGTCATTGAGAAGATGCAGCGTGAGCAAGAGTTGACTATGAAGTATTTGGAGGGTATGGGATTTCTCATGAGTCCCAAAGCACAGCATGCATTGGATGTTGGTGTGAATAGTGAGCCGGTGCTGCCCACAAGTGACAGGGCTCCTCGTCTTCCCGGCGGCATTGATCCAGATCTACAGAGGGAGTTGAATAATGTAGATCCTAGGGATGCACAGGTGTTTTTGGATGGTGGAGACTTGGAATTAGAGGTGGAGTTCGAGGAAGATAAGAATGCAAATCAAGGGTGACAAGGTACTGACAACGAGATCCAAGAAGGCAGCACGTGCGGCGTTGCTTCATCGTCTGTATCGTGAGATTCCTGTGGACATTGATACGTTCATTGATGATCCGAAGTATATGGGACAGATCACACATGATGATGAGGGTTATTGCACAGTGTGGCCTAGATGGCGGCATGAGCTACGTCAAATGTTCGAGAGTGATCGTAAGTATGTCAATGTGTTGACGGGTGCTATTGGTATTGGCAAGACTCGTACCGCTATCCTTGCCCTTTGCTATACTATCTATCGTATCTTGTGTTATAGGAATCCACAGACAGCGCTGGGTGCTGGTAAGGGTGGAAAGCTCACGGTGGTGTTCTTCAATCTGACCAAGAGTATGAGTGACAGTCGTGGTTATGCATTGTTGCAAGAATACCTCTTGTCATCTCCGTGGTTCTTGGGTGTGGGGACAAAGATGGGCTCCAAAGAGAATCCCTATGTGAGACTGCCTTATCTTGATTTTCGTGTGGCTTCTCCATTGATGAAGGGCTTTGGTGTTCAGGGCCTTGACATTATTGCGGCTTTGATGGATGAGGTGGATAATCCTGAGGCGAGTGAGAAGCATCAGAAGCGTGTGGTGGAGACGTTTGATTCAGCTTATGAAAGACTCAAGGGAAGATTTGTTTATCAGGGCAAGTGTCGCGGTCGGTTCTTTTTGGTAGCATCGAAGCAGGATAAGATATCCTTCTTGAATACGTTTATTGCGAAGATGCAGAATTCACCCGTGATTCGTGTGGTGGACATGCCACAGTGGGAGGCGCAGGCGGGACGTCGAGGTAAGAAGTATTGTGGTAAGGGATTCATGGTCAGCATCGGAGATCCATACAATCCTCCGATAATCATAGAGAGTCGCGCATCATTGCGGGAGATACAAAAGAGGGGATTCCATACAATCATTGTTCCCATTGAAGAGAAGGATGTGTTCCAAAGAAACATCGTGGGAGCCTTGAGGGATGTGGCTGGTATCTCGGTGTCACACATCAGATCTACCAAATTGTTCCCAGCTGAGAGCAGTATTATGGATTGCATGGACAAAACTATTCCGAATCCGTGTAAGGTTATCACGATTCGAGTGGGGCTCCATGATGATGTGGACTTTACAAAGTTCATCGACTTCACAAGTATCACAGTTCATCCCAACATTCCTAGGTTCATTCATCAGGACTTTTCTTATTCTGGAAATGGTGATGCTACAGGTCTTGCTATGTCTTGTCTGAAGGGGTGGGTAGAGAGGAGTAGGGAGCTTCCTGATGGCACGTTTAAGAAGGAGAAGCTGGCGGTGGTGGAAACAGACTTTGTTCTTCGGATCAAGGGACATCCTGGGGATCGTATTCCACAGCACAAGATTCGTCAGTTCATTTTAGATCTGAGAGATGTGTATCATTTCAACATCATGTTATATACGGCAGATTTACGTGTGGCCACAGAGGATGGAAAGCAGATTTTGGAGCGGGCAGGTGTGGCGTGTGATTATATATCCATGGATACAAGTCCACAGTACTATCGAGAGTTTAGGAACATGGTGTTCGAGGGGAGATGGCACACTCCGTTTCATCCGTATCTGTTTTTTGAGCTGAAGCATCTTGAGGATGATCAGGTCAAGAACCGCATTGATCACCCAGATGAGGTGCCAGAGATTGAGACATTGGAGGACGGAAGCCAGCGCCAGGTTGTGTTGGTGGGATCGAAGGACTGTGCTGATGCTGTGGCTGGGTCGGTCATCTCAGCTATCAAAAACACACAGGCTCCTCCGGATGTGGAGATCATGACTGATATTATTCAGAAGATGAGGCCAATGGCGGTTCCTTTGATAAGTACTGATCTGGGTCTGCTGGATGTTAAGAGGATCAATGGGAACGAGGAACAGATATCACCATCATCTATGACGAAGAAGGATAAGAATAGTTATGAGAAATTGTTAGAGAAGACTAGGGGTCTTCATCGGAGGGTATTCTAATGACAGCAGCGATGGGCAACCTTGAAGCGTGTGTGCATGATTATCAGGACAATCATTCTTCTGAAGCATTGGATGATATAGTAACACAGGTGGACAGTTTGGTGCTGCGTGTGGTTCATCATATGCTGAGGAGTTATCAGGGGATGGTGGATGTAGATTTTGATGATCTATACCAGATGGGAATAATTGCTGTCATTCGTGCTGTTGGATCTCTTCCAGATGATTTTGATGAGAATGAGATTCGAATGCGGGTGATTGCATATGTAAAAGCAGCAATTAAATCACAATTTACCAATTCGAGGAGACAACTCGCGTACAAATGTAGTATAGTGAGGGTAGGAAGTATCTCGGATGAGTCGATGCATTTGCAGGTTGAGGTGAGAGAGTTGTTCAATCTGCTTATTTATGAGCATGTGATGTCTCGTGAGGACTTTTACTTCATGTACCATAAATTTGTGGATGAGATGTCAGTGAGGGAGTTGGCTGATAAGTATGAGAGGTCATCAACGGCAATCATAAATTGGGAGCGTCGGCTGCTTCGGACACTGCGCCTTGATCTCAGAGTGAGGAGCTTTGGTTGTGTTGATTGAAGAGAAATTGGCATGGTTGGCAGGAATTATAGATGGGGAGGGAACAATATGTGTTTCTCCTCATCCAGGTGTCGGGAGGCATTTCACAAAGATTATTGTTACTATATGATCTAAGGGAGAGATATCATTCCTACGTATGACTATAAATGTGAGAACTGTGACTATCGATTTGAGTTGTTTCAAAGCATCAAGGCAAGTTCGAAGAAGGTGTGTCCACACTGTGGGAAGCACAAGCTTATTAGATTGATCGGCGCTGGTGGTGGTATTTTATTCAAAGGCTCCGGGTTCTATCAGACAGATTACCGCAGCGATGGGTATAAGGAAGCGAAGAAGGCAGAGAAGACAAGTGAGGAGATAAGCCATGAGTAAGTCATTTGTGTTTGGTGCATCAGCAAAGAAACAGGGTGGGAAGAGTACGTTCTTGGATATGCTTGGTCCTGAGTTGGGTAATGGTGTTGTACACGCTGACGTGGAAGTGATTCGGATGGCAGATGAGTTGAAGCGTACTGTCATTAATTGCTTTGTGCCGTGGGGGTGGGATCTGAAGATTAAGGATCTGGAGGCAGATGATGTGAAGAACAAGATGCTACCATGTGGCAAGACTGTTCGGGAAGTGTTGCAGATGGTAGGTACGGATTGGTTTCGAGGTTTGTGGGAAGATTGTTGGATCAATGCATGGACGAAGAGGGTGGGTGAGTCTACAGCGGATGTGGTGTTGGTTCCGGATGTGCGGTTCCCGAATGAGTTGAAGGCTGTTCAGGATATGAATGGGTTCGTGATTCGATTGATGCGTGCTCCGTTTGCAGATCAGGATCAGCATCTAAGTGAGACGGCGCTGGATCATATAGAAGAGTTTTCTTTGGATGTGATAACAGGTGCTCGTTCTGTGCAGTCTGTTTGGAAGTCTGGGATATTATTCGATTATGTGTATGACAATCGGGAGAAGACATTGGAGGATACGGAAGTGTGGATGCATGAGACATTCCTTCCTCATTTGAATCAATGGTTGGAGGACAGAAAATAGATGGAGAAGCCATGTGTCAAGTGTGGTCATTCATTTCTTGTCGAGGAGTTTTATGTTGATAGGACACATAAGGATGGAAGATCTAATGAGTGTAATGAATGTTGGTCAAAGAGAAATGCAGAGAACCATCGGAGAAATAAATCGAAGAACAATGCTCGGTGTCGAACGTATTATGGTGAGAATAGGGAGCATTTGATTGATGGAGCAAGGGATCGTAACATGAAGAACAAGGACAGGATAAGGGCACAACGATTGAAGAGGGATTATGGTATCACTAAGAATGACTATGATAGGATGCTGAAGGAGCAAAAGGAGTGCTGTGCAATATGTGGGAGGCATCAATCAGAGTTAAGGCGATCTCTTTCAGTTGATCATAATCATGAGACTGGAAAGGTGAGAGGACTATTGTGTGGCCTTTGTAATTTGATTCTTGGGAATGCAAAGGATAGTAGGACTATACTTGAATCGGCTATAATTTATTTGGAGGAACGAAATGCTTGTCATACACCATAATGATCCGGACGGCAGATGCGCAGCGGCCATAGTGAGAATCAGATACACTGAGCCGGATGGTTCCTGCAATGGGGATGACACAGGTCTGTTTGATTTCGTGGAGTTGAATTATCATACACATGAATTTAGAGATGTGCTCCCCAATGAGAAAGTGTACATCGTGGACTATAGTCTTCCTCCGGAGATCATGAATGCGATTTTGAAGGTGACGAAAGATGTGACACTCATTGATCATCATCCATCGACTGAATATAAGATGCAGCAGTACAAGGGTAAGTACAAAGCGGTGTGCAAATTTGGCGGGCCTGAGTCTGGGTGTTCTTTGACGTGGAAGCATATATATGGTGGGGCTCGAATGCCTCCGGCGCTCCAGTTGATTCGTGATTATGATACGTGGACACATGAGTTCTTTCCAGACTCTACCTATTTTACTATGGGGTTGGCTTTGTTCGATTGTAATCCTCGGAGTACAATTTGGGATGATTTGTTGGATTTCAGATCAAATCCTGAATATGATGTGGGTGATGTTATAAAGATTGGATTGAATTGTGTGCAGTTCAGAAACAGTCTTGCCAAGGTAGCTTGTGATGAGTTTGGGTTTGAGGTGGAGTGGGAGGGGTACAAGTGTTTTGTGATTTACTGTGCCGCTATGAGATCTTCTGATTTTTTTGGGGATCGGCTTAAGCAGTATGAGATGTGTATCATGGTGATCCCTCACGGGAATGGTGTCACGATTCGTTTGTATTCTGATGAGACTGTGGATGTGTCAGAAGTGGCAACGAAGTTCAATGGTGGTGGGCACAAGGGTGCAGGTGGTTTTGTGATGAATAGAATACCAAGAGAGTTTCTTGTAGGAGAAGATGATGACTGAGAAGAATCCGAAGCAAGCTGGGAGTAGGATGTGGTCATGTCGTCCACAGACAGGTAAGTGTCCGAACGGATGCAACCAGTGCTTCTACAATAGGGACAATGCATACTATTGTGATATCAATAAGCCGAACATTCCCACACCTGAGGAGGTGGGAAATGACATAGTTCGGATGAATTCGGGCCATGATAGCAACATCGAGAAGAGGCAGGTGATAAATGTTGCTTCAATGTACAAGCATGCGTTCTTCAACACGAGCCTTCCGGACTTCGATTTTCCTGGACCAGTGGTGTTCACTGCGAATGCTCGCGAAGAGGAGCCAGCGTACTGTCCCATCATAAATAATCAGAGGAAGACTAGGCAGCTGCCTCCGAAGATGGAGAAGTACTTTGATAGGATCATGTTCACTAGGCTTCGGGTGTCACCTACGAATCTGGAGTTCATCAAGCAGGCAGTGGCATGCTGGACAGCGGCCCACGTTCCGGTGGTGCTGACGTTCATGGCATACTATGATCAGGACCCTCCTGGGTTGGATAAGTGTGGAGATGATTTCTATTGGGAAGATGCGGAAGGTAAGGGGTATAAGGCTTATACTTGGAGGAAGCGCACTCTCAATTCGTACTACTGTTCGACACGTGAGTGGAATCGGCAGGTGACGTTGGAGATGAAGAAGTATGGTGGGCGTGGTGTCACCCTCTGTGGGACATACGATGGTGCAAAGTGTGCGGACTGCCAAAATTGCTCCAATTACTATTGGATTACCAGGAAACATATGGTGGAGGTCGGGATTCTTTGATATCTATAAGCATATATAAGTTAACTTCACCTAGTGGGAAAGTGTATGTTGGGCAAACTAGGAATTTTAAGAGGAGATTGCATGAGCACAAACGTGCAAAGAGTCCTGTAGGATATGCTTTGAGAAAATATGGGCTGGATCATTTTAGCATGGAGATATTGTGGTCTACTATTGACTTGGATGTGGCAAATTGTTTGGAGAAGTGTGCTGTTTCTTTGTTTTGTTGCAAGGTTCCATATGGTTATAATCGAACAGATGGAGGTGATGGGTGCGTGGGACATTGTCATACAGAAAAGACTAAGAGGATGTTATCTGAGAGGATGATAGGTAATACAATTTGGAAGAGCAGCCCAGCTATAGGATCTAAGCCAATGTTGGGAAAGGGTCATTCGGAGACTACAAAGAAGAAAATATCAGAGGCTTTGGTGGGCAATAAGAATAATAGAAATAGTCCTGGATTTTCTGGGCGAATGCACTCAGAAGAATCTAAGTGTAGAATTGGAAAGGGAAGTGAGGGGAAAGTAGTATCTGAGATTACGAGGAAGAAGATGTCAGATGCAAGAAAACAATATTGGCAGACGAGAAAGCATCTAATTGAAACTGGTACAATGGTGGGAGAAGAATGATGAGACTATATGAGTTGACGACAGTTCAGATGAGACAGATGGAGGGGGGCAGGGTGGCTGTGTCGGAGATAAAGGTGACTGTGAATCTGGATGCAGTGTGTGGCATAATTCCGGCCACAGTTCCGAGTGAACTAATGGGGGAGAACGGACAGCCCATAGGCACACCAGCCTGTACTGTGATGCTTCCAGGTGGGCAGGTGGTAGCGAAGATGCCCTATTGTGATATGAAAGAACTTCTGGAAGGACCGAAGGTGGAGTTGTAATGTTCAAGTGTCCGAATTGTGGCAAGATGTACATGCAGTGGGATGCACAGGAGAGGGTTCTCCAGTGCTATGGGAGTCGTTGTTTGCAGGTGATTGAAGTCTCCCGTAGGCTCTGGGAGAGGGAGGGAGTTCCTTCTAGAGAAGTTTTGCAGGAGTGTGTGAATGCTTTTAAGAGAAGGAGAAGATAATGCGTGGACCTTATGATGAGTTGGAATATGGTGATGGCATTCATATGTGTGGGCACAATGGTAGGTCCAAGCCATTGCCGAATCATTCCAAGCCGGATGTGGCCCCCACCTTCTCAGGCAGCGGCAAGGTATGCACGTGCTGTGGTGGAGAGGGAGAGGATTGGTGTGGGTCATCTCCGACATCAGGGACAATTGATGGGTCAGAAATTGGTGTACTTGGAACATATTGTGATTCGAGCGAAAATCCAAGACGAAGAGGGCATCATTGGTCAATGTAATGTGTGTGGCCTTGTAGAATCTACAGGAAAGCATGTATTAGGCAGTGCTAGTGGTTATGTGAATCGAAATGGTACATTTGACATTACTGCGCAGGGTGTGGAAGATGGCGCATTCATTCTTATAGACTATGAGAATGAGTATGCCATACCTGATGAGTCACATGGGAAGGGACATGATTGTTCACATTGTCCTTTTGCACAGGGTTGTTCGGGCAAGCAAGAATGTACTTGTGACAGTGGGGAGCATGTGCCCAATGATCAGACGGCGCAGGTGCTGGAAGAGTCAGAGGAGATGTTAGCCGTTATTGAGCGGTTAAATCAACAGATAGTTACGCTTAGTGCTGAGAGAGATTACTGGGAAAACAAGTATAGGATGGGTTGATATGATGCACGCTTTAGCAGTTGTGGATTCTATTGACAAGGCGCAGCTTGCAGGAAAGATTGTGAAGGTTGTGTTTTATGTAGAAAAAGGACGAGAGGATGGCGCAGTTCTATGAGTTGGTGGGAGCGCTGAGGGAGATCCGGAATGTCAGTCAAGTGTCCAGGGTGTGGGATGATGGTTCAGGTGACGAAGAATCAATGTCCGTGGTGTCGGTATCCTGAGAAGAGAAAGCGGAGGAAGAAACATGGTAGACTTAGATAGACTATTCGAGCTTCAGGCCGAGATCAACAAGCGGTGTGGTTTTGATGTGGATCATGTGGGGAAGAACAACACCTTCGATGGGGCGTGGCTGAACAACTTCATCACAGCGACAGAGGCTGAGCTGGCAGAGCTGAGGGACTGCACACGCTGGAAGCATTGGTACAAAGAGGCTCGTGAGGGCCACAGGTACGAGCTACATGATCCAGAGCATGCCAAGGTGGAGGTGGTGGATCTGCTGTTCATGTGGATAAGCATGGCGCAGTCGCTGGGCATGCCGGCACGGGAGGTGGAGGAGATCTATGTGCGGAAGCTGGCTGTGAACAACCTGCGACAGGATATGGATTGTACCACGGAAGAAGCCAAAGCATTCGAGGTGGGGACCAATGGGGAAGATCCTTTTCTATATAAGGGGAAGAGATGAATGAGTGGTGGATACTGAATCGGGGCTGGATGTGGAAGATTTGCACATGGTTGGTGCGGAGTCTGCTGGTGGCTTGTATGGCTGCTTGCTGCCTGTTCTTGGCGGTTGGAATCCTAGTTGGGCTATTTTGGATGGCTGAATCACTGGGAATTGGGATGAGTTTGGTTATGGTGCTCACATTGGTTTGCATGTTCTTTGGAGCCATATGGAATTGGGGATGGTGATGAATCAGGAGCTGAAATTTGGGTTTGATGCATACCTCGTGAATTTGCAGCTTGATTGGGAGCATCTGCAGCTTGATTATGACCTTGAGACGGCTATCATCTTTGGTTGTGTCTCTGATCATTGCAGGGAGAGATATGAGAGGCAGATGGATGCCTTGAGGAGTGGGTGATGTATGACAATATCGTGATGGAGGTGGCGCTGAGTATGGGCTGGCTCTACGATGGGAACCTTGATTTTTATAGAAAAGGATGCCCAACGGGGACGAGATTGCCATGGCCAGATATACCGTAATCAACTTGGCTCGGAGCAACACCTACCATGACATAGAGGAGGTGTTCTTGGTGGCCATGGAGAAGTACAAAGGGGACACTGTGAGGTTCGAAGCCAAGCTCAATATGGTGGTTGGGGACGGGTGATGCGAGGCCATAAATATGAAGTTTTTTCACAAAATTTCGATTTTAGGGTGTACAAAACCGGGTCGAGATATTTATATATAGAAGAAAGGATCTATTCTATAGGCGCTTTTCCACTTTTCAGGGCATCTTATTTGCATTTCTGAGCCAATAATGAGGGTTGGGCAAATCATGGCACAAAATGGGCCTAGCAGCTGGGAGCATTATTTCAAGCTCATAGATAAGAACCTCAAGGAGTCTGGGCTGTTCCCATTGACAGAGGATGAGAAGGAAGAGCTGGAGGATGTCCTGGAGCGTGCAAGCGTGGATCAGATACTACAGTCAGAAGGCATCCCAGAGCATCACATATGGCCTGTGCTGGAACACCTGAGGACTACTAGGGGATGGGCTCATTTCGGATTGGGGATATGACATGAAGAGAACCAAGGCGTGGTATGATGACAGCTTCAGAAGGAAGATGAAGGTACAGGGGTTCACGGAGGAGCAGATCAAATTCGTCCTGGACATGATGGGAGAGGGAATATGATCTGTGCTCATTGTGACCAGGAGATGGTGGAGCTATCCAGGAATCAGCACCATGTGTTCTACAAGTGTGGGTGCAATAGGTACATGATGGTGGACTATGATTGGAAGACTGCCCTAGTGGATGGTGAGGAGCTGATTCTGGGTGCGGCGGGCAGCTTTGTCTTGAAGTGCCCAGAGTGTGGCAGGTGTACATATCGGAGTAGAATATCTAATGAGGTCTGCCTGTTCTGTCGCAAGGCGCGGGTGGTGCCGTTGAGAATGGAGGATTGAGCTATGAAGAGGCGAGATATGCTGAAGGGTGGACTGGTGGCAGGGCTCATGGGGGCCTGGGTCGCATTAAGGGGAGCACTGGCGTCAGAGCAGGTGAAGGCCAACAGGCTGGAGCAGGAGCTGAGAGCTAGGACCTGGGACTATATGGACCTGGGCGGGCCGATTGGTGTGATCAACGGGGAGGATGTGCGTCCGTTTATGTGGATTGTCCTGTTCTTCCGAGATGGTGAGTCATTGGAGCCAATGCCTCTGGACACATGTGTGACGAGATGCAACGTGGCTGAGGGCTGGGTGGAGTACACGGAGAACCTCTATAATTATGATCTGGATAGGAATTCTCTTTTCCAGGCGAACTATGCGGCGTTTGATCATGTGCATAAATCTGTGGTGAAAAGGAACAAAGATGGCAGACCCAACGTATACAGACTGGAGGGTGTACAGGATCTGATCTTGGACGTGGTCGATGGGCAGGGGAATGTCCTTACTACATTGAGAGGTGATGTATGAGCATAAGAAGCCAGCTATTGAAGGTTCATGGTCGAGGAGTCCGGGTCAATATCCGGATCAATGACCCATGCGCCAAGTGTGGTAAGGAACTATGTGAGCGGATTGATGGGGTGTTGGTGTTGGGGTACAGGTTCGGTGTATCCTGTGGGAAGTGTGGCGCAATGCATACTGCTACCATAGTCAATACAAAGGAAGGGTACACGCTGGAGAGCAAGTGATGGTGGATCTTGTCATATGGTCTGGTGGGTACGATAGCACACTTATACTGGATAGGTTGTGTTCATCTCATGAGAAGACCGTGTGGGCCTTCTCTCTTGTGTGGGATATGGTGAATGAGTTGAAGATCAAGCAGGAGGAGAAGGCTCGAAGCAGGTATCTGAAGTATGCTAAGAAGAAGGGATATGAGTTCTGCCACAATACAATCAAGGTGGGATCAAACATGGGAGCGCCATCAGAGGGGCTCCCTCAAGCATTGGCATGGCTCTGCTATGTCCTACCGTATCTGCCCCAGGAATCCAGGCTCTACTTTGGATACCATAGGGGAGATGACTTCTGGCGCTATCGTCATCAGGCTGAGCAGATAATCAAGCAGGCATGTACATTGGGGGACAGGAGTACGGAATTGATGTATCCTCTGGAGTTGCAGTCAAAGTGTGAGATCGTGGAGGAGTGTGGTGAAAGAGGGATTCCTGATTCATGTATGTGGGCATGTGAGTGTCCAGTGAAGAAGGGGAAGAAGATCCTACCATGTGGGACGTGTCAGCCCTGCATCACCTTGAAGCTGGCACGGTATGAGAAGGTATTAAGGAGAGATGCATGATATATGATAGGATGCAGGAGAGGATGCAGGAGAGGATGGAGGAGATTCCGGTAGTCTTAAGCATTAAGCGGTTTTGTCATGTGATGCATTTAATCCCACCTAGTCAGTATGAGATTGATCAGATTCTGGTAGCAGTGAGGTATGAGGATGTGCCACGTTGTTGTCTCGCGGGTGTGATTGGGGATATGTTTGCAACAGTTCGTGGTTGGGAAATCAGATAGGAGAAATGCATGAAACGGAATCCATTTAGAATCGAAGAGAATGAGTTTGATATCCTGAGAGACACAACACGCAAGCCTCCCTACGTACCAACAGAGGATGTGGTCAATGGCTTGGATAAGGATGGCATTGACCTACTGAAGAAGATCGGTATCACACAGGGGACCTTGACCCAAAGCATCCAGGACAGTATCCAGGTGAACTATGACAGACTGGGTATGTACGGTCAGCTGCAGCGGGCACTGGATCACTGGATGGTGGGCGCTTCAATGGAGTTGTACGCAGACTACGCCACGAGCTGGTCAGCAATGCATGAGGCTTCAGTGTGGGTGACAGCCAACTCGGACAAGTACGAGAATGAGCTGAATGATATGCTGGACAGGATAGGCATTGAGGAGAAGATCTATGACTGGGCTTTCAATCTGGGTGCGTATGGGGATATGTTCGTTAAGCCCGAGGCTGGTCCTGGGATGGGAATTGTGGCTGTTAATGACAATGAGCATCCTATCAATATAAGCCGAGCTGATTACAAGGGGTCGCTGATCGGGTTCTACTGGACTCCCAATAGTCCGAGAGCTGGAATGTCAGGTGACCAGGATGGGAACATGGATGCCTACAGACTGATGCCACCGTGGGATTGGGTACACTTCAGGTTGCTGGGTGCCAAGAAGAAGAGATTCAATGCGGGTGAGAATCAGAGAGAGGTTCGGTCAATGAGTATTGTGACCGGGCAGTGTACATACCAGATGACCACACGGTATGGGACAAGCCTGCTGATCAATGGCCTGCCCACATACAAGAGACTGAGGTTGGCTGAGGATTCATTGCTGATGGCTCGTATCTCCAGGGGCATCATCCGGTACATCTGGAAGCTGTCCGTGGATCAGAGTAGTGCTGAGGCAGTGGCGGCGCTGGTGGATCAGTATGCCACCATGATCACGAGAGCCAGATCTATTGACACAAATGAGGACAACCCATCCTATGATAGCAGGCAGAATCCTTTTGCTGTCATGGAGGATATCTTTGTTCCTGTCTGGGGTCCGGTAGGGAATCTGGATTATGACAAGGTGGGTGGAGAGGCAGACATCCGTTGGATCGTGGACGTGGAGATGCTGAGGAACCAGCTGGCCGTGTCATTGAGAACACCATTGTCCCTGCTGGGTGGGTTTGTGGATGAGGCTACCGGGGCACTGGGCAGTGAGGCTATCGAGGAGTTGGACATCAGGTTCGCCCGTAACGCTAGACGTTTGCAGCGGGCTACCATTGAGGGTATCTACAGATTGTGCCAGATCGACCTTGCCTATATGAACCTGGACCCAGACCCTACGCTGTTCGATGTACACATGGGTGAGACGTCAACAGCTGAGGAGGAAGCTATCCGGGATTCGTTGGACGCTGGTGTGGATACCATTGACAAGTTCATCAATGTGGCAGAGAATGCAGTGGGTGAGGGCAGACTTGATAAGCCGAAGATGTTCGACTACTTTTCTAGAAAAATCCTCAGGTTGGAAGATTTCCATATCGAGGACTTCATTCTGGCAGATCCTGGTGCGGCTCCAGTGATGGAAAGCAAGGAGCAATTGAAGAGGGCACTGGCAGTTGAGGAAGGTATCAAGAGAAGAATCAAGAATCGTAGACTTTCTGCGAACACAGACCTATGTTCATTCGTACCCGTACAGTGGGAGGTCGGCGCATCACCTAAGTGGGCAGTGGGCGATAAGCTGATTGAATGCACATGTGAGGGTGAGGAGTCCGTTGATGTGTATGAGCATGGTCAGGATGAGTGGGAGCGTTTGTATGGGGATGCAAATATTAGGGAAGTGACCGATGAGGAAGCCGTTCAGTGAGCATACTATGGATGAGTTGTATGAGGAGATTGACATGAAGTGTGGAATCTGTAATGGGGATATGGAGTTGGAGTTGGGCCTCAGTGGTGATCATTGGGTGTGTCCACATTGTGAGCCGCATGATCGTGTTGAGAAATTGGAAGAGGTATACAATGCAGCTAGGACATACGTGGCACTGAGGAATGAGTCAGGCTATGATGTTCAGCGGGAACGTACCGCAGCATGGGAACAATTGCAGAAGGCTGTCATGCAGGTGGGAGCTAAAGAATGAGTGAGCTTGATTTTCGTAGAGTGCAATTACTGGGAAGGGTCTAATGATCCGATTTGCAATTGTGGAGGAGAGAGCATGAGTAGGAGCATATCGCAAAGGGAGATGTTCAAGCATGAGTACCTGAAGCTTTGCAAGAAGCATGGTCTGTGCTTGAAAGCCTATTGGCCTCGTCAATGTGGTGAGATGTCCGTGGGTAATTTCACGGAAGAGTATAGGCTGAAGATCATGCAGGATCTAATGTACGAGGATGATGATGGGTGTAAAGATGAGCAAGAAGGCGAAGAGGCGTCACCACTACCAGAGACTGAAGAAGAAGCGTAAGTGGTACTGGGGTGGTCCGGTGGGTATTGAGTATGGTATCAGGTACATGTATACGGAAGCAGGGCGATTGGGGATGCTGGCAAGTACGCCACATCCTTGTTCTTGTATAGGGTGTGCAGATTTCAGGAGGATCGATGGTCCTCCCATGCAAGAACGAGTGGCGGCTGTGAACGCAAAAGAGCAGATCGAAGAGGATGGGCAATGGAAAGACGAGAAATACAAGATTTCCCAGGATACTATATCTACGAGGATGGATGTGTTTGGTCTGATCCAAAAGGCACTAATTTTCATGGTAGATTTCTCAAGCAGACATTAGATAAGAGTGGTTATGTGGTGTATGATCTGTGTGGTAAAGGGAACAAATGCCGCAGAAAGGCTCATCGTCTCGTCCTTGAGGCATTCGTTGGCTCCTGTTCAGAAGGCATGGAATGCCGCCACCTGGATGGTGATCCTCAGAATAATCATGTGAGTAATCTGTGTTGGGGCACTCATAAGAGGAATATGGCCGATATGGTGATGCATGGTACAGATAGTGTGGGAGAGAGAAATGGATTCTCTAAGCTGATATCTATTGAGGTGATGGAGATCAGGGATTTATTGGCTAGTGGTCTTTATTTTCAACGAGAAATAGCTGAGATGTATGGTATATCTCATCAGCAGGTTTCAAGGATAAACACAGGAAAACGATGGAGGTGCATTGGGTGGGATAGATGATTAAGAGCAGATCCAAGAAGCTGGAGGAGAACTATCCCAAGATACCTAAGCAGGATGGCTGGTGGATCTGTCGCTACTGTGGGAAGAAGATCAATCAGGGTGGCAGGTACAGGGCATGGTGCAGCACAAAATGTTCTAGGGATGCTTCTGAGCGAACATATTCCAATTGGGCACGTAGTGCATTAGAGAGACGAGAGAACGGGATCTGCCATGAGTGTGGGCTGGATACTACAGAGCTGGATCACGAGCTGAGGATCTTGAAGAGCCTAGTGGATCACACATATCGGACGTGCTCACAGGAGAAGTGGCACTATGCGAATGTGCTTCAGACGATGTTGATGGCTATGAAGAAGTGTGGGTTCAACACAGATGTCCGGTGGGGCAGGTGGACAACCTTGTGGCACATGGACCACATTGTGGAGCATGCTGAGGGCGGGACGCTGGAGCCTGAGAACCTACAGACTCTGTGTATTGCCTGCCATAAGAAGAAGACTAAGAAGTATGTGAGATCATTATGAGAGTAATCGATAAGGCACTTGAGTTGTACAACGAATACTATCAGGACACCAGAGGAAGATTGGAATGTCTTGAGTTCGTTTGAACAGCGGGCTTGGTTTAGGCGAGCGAATCAATGGGCAGTTGATGCAGGTTGGAGAGTTCACATATGAGTAGATCCAGAAGGAAGCATGCATGGGAGTGGCTCACCAAGAGATGGTACAAACATCATGAGAGTGCATTTAGGCGCAGGGTGCATGTTGCACTGCATGACATTGAGGTGGACTTCGATCCAGACAGGGACTGGGAAGAGGCAAACATTAAACACAAGAAGTCTGGTGGGGAAATGGGTACAAAGATGGGGTTTGATATGAAGCCCCGCCCCGATGATAGTCAGACGGACATTGATTTATATGAGGAGATGCTAAGGAAATGAACGAATTCGATATGCTATTGGAGTTGGTTGAGCGAGGTGCGAATATCTACTATCATCTGACTCCAGATGATTATGGTCCCGTTGTGGAGTTCTATCCCAGGAGACCAATGAGTGCCATGGAGGAGGAGCCTGATGATCCACGTATCTGTGTGAGCCCATCATTGGCGGGTTGTGTGGTTGCAGGATCTTTCTCATTGAAGGAGCATGTTAAGATCTATGTGTATGCCACCAGGGCCAAGGCAGTACCTGTAGATTCGAGTGATGTGTTCGATGCAGATGTGACTGAGGAGCATTGGATTGAAGAGCCTGCCGTGTTCGTGCTGGCAGGAGAGATAGATGTGAAGAAGGACATCTCTTCAGAAGCAATTGAATACATGTACAAAGTGAATATGCCATATGATCCCAGTGAGCCGAGTACTGGGGATCATGATGATGAGGGTGAAGATGAGGAGGGGTTTGGTGATTACACATCTTCCATGGAGTATCACATGATGGCTAAGAATGGGGCAGAGAATGACATGCATCATCTGGAGGAAAGTATCCATAGAATAGCCAGAGAGAAATTAGCAGAAATTACACCGAGGATCAAAGATATGCCTGGACAGGGACTATTCTATTTTGCACACGAGGAAGAGGGAGCACGTGAAAAGGAGCCTGTGTTGGCTGAGGCGGATGAGTCTGAGGGCACAGAGATTCCGAAGGTCAAGGCTCCAGGGAACTTCCATCAGTTCATAAACAAGGGGTCTGAGGATGAATGAGTTCGAGAAGGTGCTTGACCTAGTGGAGAGCAAGCTGAAGGAAGTCCCGGATGTGGTCTACCATGGATCGGATACTACGTTCGACAGGTTCAAGCAGATGCGTGGCAAGGTGAGTACGATCTTCGGAGCGGAGGAGGTGAAGCGTATTGGGTTCTTCTTCACACCAGATCAAGAGATGGCTAGGGAGTTTGGGAAGAACGTGGCATCGGTCAGGCTGAACCTGGACAAGGTGATTGACTTGGAGACGGATGCAACGCTGGAGGACAAGTGGGAAAGGGCTGGGTTCAATCGCAAGTGGCTCACGTCCATGTCTACATGGGAGCTGTTCGACGGTGAGGATGGTGAGGAGTTCGTGGCGTTTTTACAGAAAAACGGATACGACGGTGCTGCGTTCATAGAGCCAGCAGCGGGTGAGGGTAAGGCGGGCTGGGCGTTTGTGGCATTCGATCCTAAGGATATTGAGATACTGGAGTGGAACTGATGGACCTGGATTTGTATGAGGAGTGCTGCCATTGCTGGGAGCGAACGAGGACGGATTCTATTGTGTCCAATCCAACAGTCATAGGTGGTCCTGAGGGGGGGAATGTTGGTACTCAGACTATCGATGCATCATGTGTGGAAAGGTGGTTACACTGCCTATGGGTGAGTGGCCTCAGGGTGGTAAGGTGTGTGAGAGTCCATGGGACGATGAGTGGGATGAGCTGCTCAAAGGTGTGAACACAGAGGGATAGGAGACTATGATGAGGGTATCGATACAATTGAAGGAATCAACTCAGCCCATTGAGCACGAATACGTCAACACATATCAAAAGGGTGATTTCTATGTGGTGTACAGTAGGCAGACCGTTCATCGTAACGCATCAGCAAGTCTTTGATTGGGGCTTGGCGTGGGCAGGTCTTGGTTTGGATGGGAAGGGCACAGCGTGTTCGTCCAATCCGTGCGTCGTTGCCGAGAGCGGCCATGAGTTCCATGACAAGCTGTCCAGGAGATTCGGAGGGAAGATGTCCTATAATAGTTGAGTGAGGATTTCTCAGAAACAATTTGGATTGTGCAAAGGATGCCGTATACTATAAGTGTATGCGGCATTTTCTTTAACAACTGAATAGAACAGCATTGTACGATGCCTCTGAGACTGATTGTCGTTGAGGTGCAGTCGGGCTACTAAACCATCGGCTGACCCCATCCACCGGGCTGATCTCCTGGTGGCCCCTGTCGGATCAACGGGTGGCGTGGCGAGAGCTACCGTGGGAAGTGAGTGCAACTCTCACCGGGGGTGCCGTACTGTGCTGTTCTGTTTAAGGGGGAAGACTGATGGGGCAGAACCGACGGAGTTACACGTTCAAGGTTGAAGATGTGGGTCAGGACTTTCGTGATATTTTCGGACGTTCAGGCCAGGATGGTAAGGTGCGCCAGGTTGATGTTGGCAGGACGGTTGTTTGGTATCCTTTGGAGGACTCGGACCAATGTGATCCAGGCGAAGTTGTTGGCAATGCGATGGGTTGGGTTGAGGAGAACTGATGAAGCATATTGCAAGATGTATTGCGTCGTTGGTGGTGTGGGTTCCATTTGATGTGGTTTTGTGTGTCTTGCATCCCATATGAATTCTTCGGAATTCATGTTTTTCACAATCTGCGGGCTCCTTGCTGCGTGTCTCGCTACATTCCTCATTTGGGGGACGCTTGATGTTGGAGTCAGATGAGAAGCAGACCATCATGGACAATCTAGCGCAGCTGTCCGATGAGGAGATACTGAGCTACCTTGTGTCCTACGCGAAGAACGCTGGGGACTTTGATCATGTCTGGGAGATGTTGTGTCTGATTCGGAAAGAGGTGTTGGGGAGAATGAAATTGGGCAAGTGATTTGCATCTTAAGAGATATGTGTTATACTTTAGGTATAAGAGATAACCTTTGAGGAGCAAACCATGACGAACAAAAGACACAATCCTTTTTGTTGGGCACCAAAGAACGCCAAGGGTATCGTCGCGTCAGTCCAGAGAGTCTTCAAGACCGGCGACATTCGTAAGCTGACCAGGGTGGCGTATGACCATATCACTCTGAACATGGGCTTCATCGCACACTATAATGTGCATGGGTTCCACGAGGTCTATGTGGATGTGGATAAGTTTGCTCGGAAGCTGCTGACGTCTGAGATGAGTGGAGAGCCAAATTACAACTGGCGGCAACGGGATCGGTATGTCAGGGATGGGTTCTTCTCGGATTCGTATGGCATGCCCTATTGCCAGTCAGTGGCCGATGCCAATGAGGGAATCCTCAGGGCAGCAATGAAGCATTTGAAGGTGGGGGCGTCATCATGAGTGACCTAGAAACGAAAAGTACGAAACTGCAAGCTATACAGCTTCTTCGACATAGTCTTGGATGTTCGCTTTTTGATGCTAAGGAGATTGTGGAAAATGATATGTTTGAATACGGCCATGGGTGTCTTTCTTCCATGAGTGGGTTTCATGTGCAGTTGGATGATCTGACGGAGAAGGCTCGAACACGATACTTGGAATGGTGTGCGGGTAGTCTTCATGATTTGAGGGCAAGGGTTCAGTTGATTATTGTTAGACGACCTAAGGGGTAATCGTGCTATGAACGACATAGAGCTGTTGGTGGAAGCGCTGGAAGAGTTCATGGATGCCAAGAAGGATGTGGGCCTGTATCCGGAGTGTTACGCAACCGGACTGGGCCTGGAGAGTGCAAGGCAGGATCTGGTGAAATTCTTTGAGAGAGTACTGGAGTAGGCTATGAAACTGAAGAGATAATCCTGAAGCTGAGTGGAATTGTTCAACTCAGTCACTTGTACTCCCCCTTCCTTGAGATGCTGATGGGCCTCAAACCTGTGTGCCTCACGATCCTCTGTCTTGAAGATGATGAAAGTTGCATCCGGCTCCATCTTCTTGAGCATGTCCTGTACGTCATCATATCGGACGTAGCAACCACTCACATGCTCCTGTATCCCAGACGCCGTCTGACCCGCAGGAAGACATTTCATCTCGTATCTCATGGGTTATATGACGGTGTCTGTGATGTTTTTCGCAGAGCACCTATCCATCAAGTGGGGAAACTGATTTGCATCCTAGGGGATCTGTCGTATACTTTAGGTATGCAGGAACCTTTGAGGAGATTTGATATGACGCTTCATGATCTACAACGAGTGGCACACAAGATGGCTCTCCTGGTTGTGGAGCATGGGGATCGGCTCAGGGTGACTAACTGTGGAGCTGGAGAGAAGCACCTGCGTGAGGCTGTCGTGGATACGATGGAGGAAGCGTGGGCAATGGTGATGGGTGAACGGAATGGGGCGAGAGCCCCTGCTGAAGGGAAATTACTGATGAAGGCAGCGAAGAACCAAGGTGCTACGTATTGCAGACCCCAGAAAAAGGGTGTCGGGCCTGGGCAGAGAACAGCCGGGAATTATTGTCCGGAGTGTAAGCTTCATGTAAGGGGTTCGAATCATGCAGAGGGAGTTCATCACAAGGCAAAGAAGCATTCTTGAGGATTGAGAATGAAAAGACGTGAGATACAAGATTTCCCAGGATACTATATCTACGAATCGTTGACTGACATTCCGGAGGATCTCAGTGATATGAGACCCGTGGCACAGACTGAATTGGGAGATTGATGATGAACTTTAATGCTGATTTTGGTAAGATCGAGGCACGTGTTGCATCCATGGTGGGGCATGGTTTCCGGGTGTGTCGATTCAAGGACTTCCACAATCTGGGTGTGTGGTATTACATTTGTTCCTATGTGGGAGATCGTGCTGTCTACCTATGGGAGGATGGCTCTATTAATGGGAACACGGGCTGCAATGTGGTCGTTTGTGGGCTGAATGGTGAGGAGCTGAAAACTGCGCAGTTGAAAGGGTATGCTGATGCTCCAGGCTACTGGGCTACAGAGGCAGAGGCTGATGAGTTCTTGTTGGCGTGGAAGGCAGGCAATGACATTCCAGAGGACGGGTGTGATGAATGATTACAGATACGAGTGGCGTGGCAACCTGATCTACATTTCCAGGTTTCCTAATGAGGTGCAGCCGTACACTAAGAGTTCGGCTCAGGCTGCTCTCGACCATGTGCGGAGGAGTAAGGATTGGTATGTCACAGAGAAGGCATGGCAGGTGCAGTTGATGAAGTTTCAGGTTGCGGTGGACATGTTTGAGGCTGAAGAGAAACAGTGTAGGGGGTGGATGATGTGGAAGCTAGTTAGGTGGTATGATGATTTTCGCAAGAGACGGCGGTATCCTGAGGAGTACAAGGCGCTGCGATTGGCTGGATTTAGCAAGGGTACAGCTACATGGATGGTTGGTTCTCGGATGGGAAGGTTCTTGGCGCATGGCGAACCGTGGGATACTGGTCAATGATGAGCTGATAATGGAAGGGAAAGATAGCTGGAGGATAGGAGGCAAGGTGCCTAACTGGTCTTGAAAACCAGCCCAGCCTTGATCGGTTGACAGTTCGATTCCGTTATCCTCCGTTGAAATGAAATGAGATGTGACATGCTTGAGGGAGAATGACATGATAAATTTGGAGGTGAATCACATGATGAACGTGATAAAGTTGGGGGCGAATCAGGATATGTCTAATTTGCCATGGGATGTGATGGCTGGTGCCACTCTTATCTATCGAGAAAATTCAAATCAGACGTTTTCTGTTCTCAATAATCGCATAGGTTTGTCTGGTGTGACATTGAATGTGTCGGAGTTTGTGTGTCTTTTGGTTGATGTTGCAAATTTCTGATGTTGGGAGATGTGATATGTCTATGCACATTGGACAATTGAGCTGGAGTGCACGTGTGAGTGTGGGAAGCGGTGGTTCATTCGTAGGGGCATAGCTGAAGCGGATATGAGAGGCTGATTTTGCATTCTATTGGATCTGTTGTATACTTTGAGTATGCAGGATCTTTTGAGGAGAATGAAGATGAAGGAGTTGGGACTATGAGCATGCAAAGGTTTGTGATTCGTCAGGGGGTCATGTACTTGCAGGATCTGGGTGGATACCGTAAGTCACCGGTCATTCAGATGGCACGGGTTTTCACTCATGTAGAGAAGGACATGATCGGGGATTCAGAGGAGTATGAATTCGTGCCGGTCTCTATCCAGGAGGTGAAATAATGGATCTGGATGACCATCCGATGGCTCATGGGCAGGCAATGAGACGACCACTGCACGAGGCTTTGGTGGCTGCTCATGCACTGTTTTCGGATACCAGCGTGGATAGGGAGGAGACGGCTAGTGATCTTCGGGTTCTCGCGTATGAGATCGAGGTCATGCTGGATTCTTTTCCATAAAATGGTTTGCATTCTGAAGGATCTGTCGCATGTTTTGGGTATGCAGGGAACCTTTAAGGAGAGCAGGTATGGCGAACATGAGTTATTGCAGGTTTTGCAACACACTGGGTGACCTTTGGGCGTGTATGGATCACTTGGATGATACTGATCTGAGTGAGGAGGAGGTTGATAAGCGGCTTCGTTTGGTTCAGGCGTGTAGGTCTGTTGCAGAGGACTATCCGGAAGATGGCGACCTGGGAACTTATGAGGATCAAAATCGAGAGACAGATTGAGGAGAATGAAGATGGCTAATCCCACTAGACAGGATTTGTTGGAAGAGCTTAGTCGGCTGGAGGCTGAGCTGGTGCAGTCGAATGTCGAACGTGATGCAGCTCGGATCACAGTGGTTCATTTGTCAGAAGATGTGAATGCACGAGTGACGAATCTGGAGGACAGTCTTGATGATGTTGAGGCCGTTGCTGATGCGCGAGTGCTTACAGAGCACAAGACCTTCAGTGAGGCTCTTGAGATCTATCATTTGTTGCTGCATGGTCGCCTGCCCAAGGAGGATCTTTCTTTGTTCCTCATGCATCTGATCTCGTTGGATGCTACAAATGTAGTCGAGGCGGCAAAGAGGGCGGGGATTGAGCAGCCCTTGTCTAATGATCCGAGTCTGGAAGAGCAGATTCTTGCGGAGCTGCAATGTGGTCGGAGTATCTCTGCTATCAAGATGTATCGTGAGGTCGAACATGTGGGCCTGAGGGAAGCTAAGGATGCCGTGGAGGCTATGGGTGAGCGGAGCGGCATTCTAAGTCCGCACAGCCCGCCCAGTTCACATGGCTATTTTGGGGGAGTATGACATGAATACACTGTTGATTATTTTTCTGATTGTGGCGATCTTGGCGATATTGCCATACATCGTTCCGGCAGTCATCCTGATCTTGGTGGCGGTGTTTGGCATCATCTATGGAATCGCTTGGGTCCTCGCGGCTGTCTTGGGAAGGCCTGGGGATGGGATTAAGTGGTTGTTTGGGAGAAAGAGATGAGTACCATCTATTCTGGTGAAGAGATTCCTAGTTGGGCGGTCAAATGGGGCGTAATCCTGGTTTTGATACTTATCCTGATATCTGGTGTGAAGTGTCATTTGAGCGTGGTTAGCAAGCCCACAGACGTCGAGATTGTGGAAGTGGCCCCGGAGGTCCCTCAATGGGAGTTTGTGCGGCAGGGGGGCGTCTGGAGGGTCCTGGATTCCAATGGCACAGTAATAGGTGAGCTTCTGGTGCCAGAAGGGGCAAATTGATTTGCTTTCTAGAAAAAGCGCGTATACTTTGAGGAGTTGGCCACTATGACACTGGATTACCTGTCGGGCAATACGGAATTACGAGATAAGCCGTTGTGGTGGCATGAGCAGGGATTGACACAGACTGCTACAGGATATGGAAGGAAGTTGACAACACGCCATCAGGCGCTGTATAATGGCCGTTGGTATCGTGTCTATGCCACATGCCTCAGTAACGTGGCCAGTCATTGGATCATGTCAAAAGGCAAACGTTTGTATTTGAGGGGATGACACATGAAGCTGTTATATTGTTCGAAGTGTGGGGATGTTTTCAATCTAGTCATGGATAGGTGGAAGTTCTGTCGTTGTGGGAAGGTTAGGGGTCGATACATGGATGAGATCAATGCTGTCTATTCTGGTGGGATACCCATTGGTTTCAACAACTTCAGCTTCTACCCGGCGCTGAAAAATCAGCCGGAGAGTGGTCTTGGTCGGGAGTTTGAGGCATTTGTGATACCGAAAGATTGTCCCACCATGGAGGGAAGCAAGAGTGGTCCCGAGCCTACTGTGGCCGGAGAATGATATAATTCGAGAAGACATGGGAATCATTGATTAGGAGAAGAGAAATGAATAAGTTATGGTATGTGTTTGGGTTACTGTTTTTGTTTGGTGGTGTTGTGCTGATGGGCTGGCTAAGTGTCTACGTCACGCTCTACGGTGGAATCATGGCGGCTATTAGTAACTGGGGTGTGGAGAATTCACTCGTGGTGTGGGGAATTATCCGCGCTTTCTTGTTCGAGTTGGGCCTCATCCCTGGAGCTTTGGTGGTGCTTATTGGGAATGCTATGTTGGCATGGGGTGTTGCTCAGACTAGTTTGAAGAATACGTACAAGAGATTCGGTCAATTAGGTCGTCGGTTTGGTCATTGAGGAGTCATTAACATGGAAGAGGCCAAGATGGTGGTTAATGCATTCTTCAAGTGGAATCTTAGTGAGGGAATGTTCGGTGATACTCTCAGGTTTGAGTTCCCACTGTGTCTGCTCGATGGTGACGACGATGATTCATTGAGGGAGGAGGTCAAGGATCGGTTTCAGGACCTTGTCCAGGCACTGGTGGGTGTTCGCCCGAATGGGATCTGGTTTGTGGATGAGTGCGCAGACTGTCGTCAGAGGCTAGGAGAGGACAATATCTGCCATAATCAGAGTTGTCCCTCCTATCTGGAGGAATGAGGCGAACAAATTGTGGTAGAATGCGTAGGAGGTTGAGATGGCATGGTTATTTGGGAGAGTCTCTCATGACTTATGATGAATTTGGGAAGGGCGCTCGGACAGTGCCACAGAAGATTATTCATGAGCCTTCTGATGCTGAGTTGGTGCATTTGGCGCAGTGTCTGTCTGATATTGAAATCAATGGCGCAGATCGTGTTCTTTTGATCTGGGGTCGGGCGATATTCAAGGAAGATTGGATTTCAGATACAACCAAGAATTGGTTGGGGGTGTTTGATGCCGATGTATTGAAGTATGAGGAGAGCTATGATGAGCAGGATCAGAGGATTTTTGCTGTCATGGTTGAGTTGGACTACAAGGCGTTGAAGGGCAGTGTGTTCATGGATGCACAGTATGCCACTGCAAAGATCGAGGATGCAGAGGGAGCAAAGGGGATTGTGGAATGATAGTTGTCCAGCGGTGGGGTCTGTGCTCTTGAAGAGCGTTGGTTTGGATGTGACAGAGGCAGAGCTGTTCAGGGACTGGAATGAGCGCATCGATGAGTTTGGTGTGATTGAGGATGATTGCTAAAGGTGCAGGCGGTGGCACAGGTGAGGTGGAGCCAAGGGTGGTGATAAGAGAAGCTTCACCTGTGCCGCGCTGTCGATAGGAGGATGGTATGAGTGAGCGGGTGTAGTGTTAATGGCAGCACGTCTGACTTCCAATCAGAAGGTGCGAGTTCGAATCTTGTCACCCGCAGTGGTCTATTAGGGATTGGGAAGTATAGCAAGGGAGGCTATAAATGTCACATAAAAGAAATGCTCGGAAGCCTAAGTGGCACATCTGCCCGTTTGCAGATGAACGTTGTGCTGAATGTGTTCATGCAAAGCCACATTTGGTGGTTCCGTATCCCGAAGAGAAAGCGTGTGCAGGCAACTGTGAGCATACAGATCGGCCCACACACTGTGTGAGAATTAGGAAGAAGAGGAAGAGATGACGATATATGTCCCAGTGGGAATTGTTGCAAGTGGGAAGACTGCGGCGTGCAGAAGGTGGGTCGAGGAGAATCAGCCTGCGGTGCATATTGAGGTGAATGATTTCAGAACGATCTTTTTCAAGAAGTACACGTATGATCCACAGGTGGAAAAGATCATTTGGAATCTGATGACGGATGCTGCACATACCTGGACAGAGTGGGGCTACAATGTGGCTTTGGATGATGCTGTGTTCTTTCTCTCCAATAAGCGCAGGCAGGAATTTATCTACGTGATTGACGGTTGCGAGGATATTGTCTGGGACTTCATGCCAATGCCTACGGACGAGGATGTGGCAGAGCGCCGTGGCCGTGAGAGTCGTGGTGTTCCGGCGGAAACTTGGGTGGAGGTGGCACACGGGCAGAGAGAGGAGTTGGAGTATGATTGACCATGAGTTGATTGATACAAGGTTACAGCCGTTTCTGTTTGAACCGAACACTGAGGGGCTTCGGGCTGAGATGGTGAAGGTTCTGGAGGGCATAGGTGAGGGCATTACAGCTGAGGACCGGACTACATTGGAGATGGTTAGTCATGGGACTGTGAAGTTTCATCTGTCAGATGGGATCAGGGCATACAGGGTGACGTATGGTCCAGGTTATCCAAGATTTCATACCGAACAAGCGTGATGATCTCATCGTAGAGGAGAATACAGATGGCCGAGGAAAGGCTGTGTGATGGTTGTGGGTGTGTGGCGGACGGTGTGCTGATGGAGTGTCCCAACTGTGATGATGTGGTGGGAGATTGCTGTTGGGATGCGTTTGAGGGGCTTTGTACATACTGCATTGATGAGAGGGATGAGGAATGAGATCCTATGTGAGTCATCCGATTCGTGGCAGTTTGGGAGCATCGGCAACAAGGGAAGATGAATTGGCGAACATGCAATTGGCCATAAATTTTGCCTGCCATCTGAGGGTGGCGTTCCCTGACACGGAGTTCTATGTGCCAGCAGAGCACAATGAGTTCATCATGGAGGCTTTCTTTCGGCACAATCTTTCGGAGGATGTGGTCCTGGAGACAGACATCATTATTCTCAAGAAGAGAGACGTGATTGTGGTCTTTGCACCTAAGAGTCACATATCAGGTGGGATGAAGCGAGAGATGGATGCAGCTATTGGGGTAGGTATCCCAGTGGTTTACATGGAGTCAGTAGCAGATATTCCACGTCTTCGAGCAGTAGTTGACAGAATTGAGTTGGCAACCAAGGAAGGGTAGTGTATATTTTCAGTATGACGGAGCATGGCTCAACTGGCTAGAGCACGCGGCCGATAACCAAAGGAATTTTATGACTTATCCGTATAAAAGAATGAAAATGAATGGCCGATGCATCGACCGTCATAGACATGTGATGGAACAGCATCTTGGGAGGAAACTGCGCTCAGATGAAATTGTTCATCACATCAATGAGGATAAGCAAGATGACCGGATTGAAAATTTGGAGCTGACTACAAGGTCTAAGCATGCTAAGATACATGTGACAGACAAGTTAAGGGATAGGATTGCTAAGTATGGACAAAATCGGGGACATAAGAATCCAAATGCAGTTTTAGTGGAAGATGATGTGCGGGATATTAAGAGGCGATTGAGGTGTGGGGAAACTGGTCGTGCTTTAGCAGAGGAATATGGGGTTCATTTTGCGACCATATCTGATATACACAGAGGGAAGAGTTGGAAGTGTATTCAATAGTCCACCTAGGGAGTAGCCGAAAGCTTGGGACGGCGGTGGGCCGGGAAGGGTGATTAGGCTATTCCGGATTTTATTACATTATTTCGGAGTGTGGGCTAGTTTGGTAAGTCGTCGCGTTTGGGGCGCGAAGAGCAGAGGTTCGAATCCTCTCACTCCGATTAGTCAGCGGGATAGAGCAGTGGTTAGCTTAGCTCCCTCATAAGGAGAAGGTCGGAGGTTCAAATCCTCCTCCCGCTATTGTGTGGTACTTAAGATGCGTTGATGCAAAGGAGGCCGAGATGAATAAAGAAGCAGCAGAAGTTGGTGTGCTTGTGGGGCGATTTCATGTGGATGAGCTTCATGGGGGTCACAAGAGTTTGATCAATCGTGTGGTGCGCAAACATGAGAAGGTGATCCTGTTCCTGGGTCTATCTCCAGTGAGGGTGACACGAAACAACCCCCTGGACTTTGAATCCCGGAAGCAGATGATTCTCGCAAACTATCCGAACGTAAACGTATTGTATATCAAGGACGTGCATTCGGATGAAGTGTGGAGCAAGAACCTGGACCAGCAGATCCGAGATCTAGTCGGGCCACTGGCGACGGTTGTACTCTATGGTGGGCGAGAGTCTTTCATTGATCATTACACAGGGACATACAACACGGAGGAGATTATTGAGTCTACTTTCAGATCAGGCACCGAGGTGCGGAAGAAGCTTGGCGCTCATGTCAAGTCAAATCCTTGCTTTCGTGCGGGTGTGGTGTGGGCTGCATACAATCGGTATCCTACGACGTTTCCAACAGTGGATGTGGCTATCTGGAATGATGACAAGACAAAGCTCCTGATGGCTCGGAAGCCTAATGAGTTGAAGTATCGTTTCATTGGTGGGTTCGCAAGTAGTGACACATCATTGGAAGCTTCTGTTCGTCGGGAAGTGGATGAGGAAGCTCACATTGAGATCACTGATCCTGAGTACGTCGGCAGTTGTCCCATTGATGATTGGCGATACCGGAGAGAGGTGGATGGGATTGTGACCACCTTCTTCCAGGCCAAGCTCCAGTTCGGTAGACCTATGCCGGATGATGACATTGAGGAGTTGAAGTGGTTTGATGTGAGTGATTATGCAAAGCAGGTTGCATTTCATGATCATTTTTTGGTGGAGGCACATAAGCCTTTGTTCAAAATGCTGATGAAGAAGGTTAATTACCCTGGATAGGGTCCAAACAGATGCTATGATGCAAGTTTTGGAGACAGAAACATGAGAAAGAATATCATAACGAAGACAGACAGCTACAAGCTGGCACATTGGCAGCAGTATCAGCCGAACACCGAAACGGTCTACAGCTACTATGAGGCACGTGAAGGCGCAGAGTTTGATGAGACCGTGTTCTTCGGGCTTCAGTACATCTTGAAAGAGTATCTGGTGGGCGTCGTGGTCACAGAGAACAAGATCAATTACGCCGAGGCTATGGTGGTGGACCATCTTGGTGACAAGTCATTCTTCAATCGAAAAATGTGGGAGCACATCCTGGAGCATCATGATGGCAAGCTTCCTATTCGGATCAAGGCTGTGCCTGAGGGTACAGTGGTTCCGATCAACAACGTCATGATGACAGTGGAGAACACCTGTCCGCATTGTGCTCCCCTGACGAATCATCTGGAGACTCTGCTTTGCCATGTGTGGTATGCTTGCACAGTGGCTACGCTGAGCCGTGAAGTCAAGAAGATGATCCAGATGTATTTTGACAAGACGGCGGATGACAGTGGGGCCTTGGACTTCATGCTTCATGATTTCGGGTTCCGTGGTGCAACGGGTGTGGAGGCAGCAGGTATCGGCGGTCTGGCGCACTTGATTAACTTCAAGGGTACGGACACAGTGGTGGCACTTGAGATGGCACAGGAATACTACAAGCATCCTGGACCGGCTGGGTTCAGCGTTCCGGCGACGGAGCACAGTGTCATGACTTCTTTGGGGCCGGATGGTGAGGAGACGATCATCGGGCAGCTCTTGGACAGTTATCCCACGGGTGTTCTCAGTGTGGTGTCGGACAGCTTTGACATCTACAACATGGTGGAGAATATCATCGGTGGAACTTATCGGGATCGAATCCTGGCACGTGATGGTGTGTTCGTGGTGCGCCCGGACAGTGGAAATCCAAAAGAGGTTATGTTGCGGTTGCTGGAGATCCTTTGGGACAGGTTTGGTGGTAGAATTAACAGCAAGGGCTACAAGGTTATCAATCCGAAGATCAAGCTTCTCTGGGGCGATGGCTTGGATTTGTGGAAGATTGAGGTTATTCTGGTTGCCATGATGGGGAATGGCTGGTCGATTGAGAACGTGGCTACCTTCGGCATGGGTGGTGGCCTTCTTCAGAAAATCAACAGGGATACCCAGCGGTTCGCGTTCAAGTGCAGTGCTCAGAAGCGTGATGGGAATTGGCACGATATCTACAAGGACCCCATGGACATCAGCAAGAAGTCCAAGCGTGGGCGGCTGGCGCTGGTCAAGGATGCATATGGATTGATGACTGTTCCAGCTGGGGGTGATGCTGTTGATGATCTGGGAGACCTTCTGGTGACGGTCTTCGAGAACGGTGAGTTGAAAAAAGATTGGAATTTTGACGGAATTCGTGACCGGGCTCGGTTGTAATCTAGTATAGTGAAGAGTGAGAGATAAGTAATGTGGTGAATTTGAGATGAGGAGAAGTTATGTTTGAGCTGTGGTTGGCTACTATGGTTGTGTTGCTGGGGGTGGGCGTGCTGGCGTATTTGAAGGCAGGCAGTGATATGGACAAGGAGGTGGCAGCTGTCTGGGTTAGTGTTGCTAGGATGGAGAAGCACCGTGCTCATACGGTGGGTGCTATGACAGATCAGCTGGTGGCAATAACGAGCTTGATTGAGGGCCTCATTGAGAACGACTTGGATGCGGCTACAATTCGTGCTCTGCACAGTCAGAACCAGGATGACATGGCAGACCGGGTGGATGCTTTGCAAGTATGGACGTTGGATTCACTGATTTGTGCTCATCGGAGTGGTCACAATTTCGAGTGTACAGACGTGACTATGGGCAAGGAGCAGCCTATTTACAGATTCGAGTGTAAAGATTGCCACCTCGCCTACGCAGTGTTGGATTCGAAGTTGACCAAGAAGGAAGCGGCTATTGCCAAGGCATTCGTGACAGATCAATTGAAGCAGGCCACGAAGGTTGTGAAGCAGCATCTGCCGACTGGCAAGAAGAAGAGAGTGAAGTGAATCATGGGTCGCACGATTAGGAAGCAGAAGCGTGATGGGCGTGGACGTGAGGATGACTGGGGTGGTAACAAGCCGAAGGCAGGGACGAAGCATAAGGCTGATCGAGCTAAGGCTAGACAAGCACTGAGGATGGGTGATGACCCAGAAGATTCCGAATAGTGAGCATGAGGCTGGACCTACGGAGGGTCCAGTTTCTTTTTGTGAGCCAGAGTTGGTTCGGTGGTATCTTGAGTTTACGAGAGAAGAGGTTCTGAAGAGAAAGGGGAATGAGGATGCCGTACATTCTACAAGAACAGAGACCTGAGTTGGATATTGTCATTGAGCAGTTTCCGGAGCTGAATGATGGGCAGCTGAATTACGTGTACACGAAGCTGGCGCATCGGTGCGTGGTAGATCGTGGACTGCGGTATGTGAATTTGAATGCTCTTTGCGGTGTGTTCACGTGTGCTCTGGCTGAGTTCATTCGTCGGGTTGTGAATCCGTATGAGGATCGTAAGATCGCGGAGAACGGTGGAGTAAGTGAAGTGGATGGGTTTACAGTATGAGAAGACGTGATATGTTGAAGCTTGGGCTCGTGCTGGTGGCCATTCCTATCGGTGCGCACATGGTATGGGAGAAGTTGAAATCTCGTGAGGATCAGATTCGTGAGATGATGCATGCCAAGTTGAGCCACCGTTCTGATAAGTCAATTATTGAGGTGGTTCCCTTTTTGGATGATGTTCTGGACATGGCATTCTCTTTGCGGGCTGAGGGTCCTATGTCATCTGAGATGGTGAAGCATTCTGAGGATTGGATTGATTTTTTCAATGATGAATTGTATGTGATGGGGGAGCCTCTTTTGACTGTTCAGGAGAGTGACAATATCACATTCACAGTTGATATGGTGAAGTTGAATTATTCTCATCAGATTTCGGAGTGTGGGTTGCGTAGGTTGCTTTCTGTGGCCACGTGTGCAAAGTTCTATCAGATGCGTCCAGAGATTTCATTGGGACCTTAGAATGGGGCGCAGGTCAATGAGTCGGATGGATCTCATGTTTTTGGTGTGGTTGGGAATTAAATTGGTGGTAGATGGATTCGGTTTCATCTACATAATGATCAGGTTGATAGGAGGAAGGTGATGGCTAAGAAAGTGAAAGTAAATGCTGGTATCAAGATTCTGGGTGATCGGTTGCTGGTGGATGTTGTGAAGCCGGATCAGAAGACCGATGGTGGGGTCTTTCTTCCCAGCTCAGTCCAGTCAGGGAACTTCAAGAAGGCTGTAGTTCGGGTCCTGGGCGAAGGAACAAAACTGGAGGACGGAACTATGGTGGTTCCTATTGTGAAGGTCGGTGACGTGGTGCTTCTTCCGTCGCAGATGGGTGTTCCCATAGAGTTGGAAGGGAAGAAGTTGACGCTTGTGAAAGAGACGGACATTATTGGGATCTTGAAGTGAGCAAAGTGAATGTAGAATTTGGGGGTTTGGAGCGTCGTGCTATCTTGGAGATGGTAAGGCAGATGCTTGGGCCAATGTATGATCCTGAGAAGGAGGATCAATACGTGCGGGCGATTCGGATGGTGCGGGAGTATGCTCCTATCCCTGAGCCGATATTGCCTGTGTCGCCAAGACCACCCGTGTCGATGGAGTCACTGGCCATACGATCTGAGGTTATGGGGCTCGGGTGTTTGAATTGGGCGGATAGATATATGTCTCCATTGGTAAAGCCCATTGAACCAGAATGAGAGGAGTGTAAAAATGGATGTTATGTTGAAATTGAGAAAAAGAGTGGAGGTGGGCACCCTAGGTGTTGGGGATTGCTTTCTTCCTATCAATGATCAGCGTCTTTTTGAGGTGGTGGATCTGACTCAGAGTGATGTGTTCACTGGTCAGCCGGTCCTGCGAGAGGGCTTGGTCTATGTGGTTGAGGTGCAAATAGGTGTGGTGCTTGCCTATCCGAAGAACCTCGTGGTGGAGGTTGTGGAAGCTGTCATTACTGAGGTATAGTGTCTATTTTTGGGAAAATGTGAAAATAGTTGAACATTTTATCCATGATGGCGTATAGACAGTATCTACTTACGACGGAAGATGTCCACTTATGGAAGGTGTGAGCATGAAAAATCAATGCTAGATGTGATTTGAGAGCCCTTATAGTGGGCTCTTTCTTTTTACAGAAAATCACATTAACAACTGGGAGATTCTTCAATGTCGAAACGTGTGAGTGTGTGTATTCTGTTGATGTTGATGGTAATCGGAGCCAATCTTGGTGTTTTGAACTGGAACATGTTGGAGACCAGGGAGCGGGAGAGCAGGATTGAGATTGTTTCAGATATGCAAGATCAGATGCTGTATCAGGGCATTATGGAGTATAGGAATTGGATTCCGAATCTCGTAGCACAGACGATGCCATCAATTGTGTCTATTCATATGCAGCATGCATTCCAGCGAAATCCACGTACAGGTAATTTGACTGGGATGTTGGCTTCTGGTGTGGTCATCAGGGAGGATGGTGCCATTCTGACAGCGTCCCATGTGATCAACAACACCGAGTTGCTTGCTAAGATGGGTAGGATTTGGGTGGAATTTGCAGATGGCACAGAGCGAGAAGTGCTAAGGGTAGCATATTCGCCCGGCATGAATCCTGATGTGGGGATATTGTGGATTGATCCTGAGGGATTGGATCTTCAGCCTGTGGATTTGGTGTTGGATAATGAGCTGGTGCAGGGTGAGCAGGTTTTGGTTCTTGGGAATCCTGAGGGGCATGGGCATTCAGCGTCTACAGGAATTATTAGCTGCCCGGATCGCATAACGAGTTTTGTTTCGGGTCTCATGTTGCCATTCATTCAGGTGGATGCGCCAATCAATAGTGGGAATTCCGGTGGTCCAGTTTTTGATATGGGCGGGAATATGATAGGAATTGTCTCTTGGTTGTATGCAAATTCAGATGGTTTGAGTTTCTTGGTGCCAATGGATGAGATTGCAAGGGGATTGGGGCGACTTTGTCCAACAATTGAGGTGATTCCATACAGGGGGACTCAGTGACAGAAACGAGAATTGAGCTTCTGAAGGCCCAACAGACCTTCGGTGGCACGAAATATAATACGGTATTGACCGAAGCTTCCCAGCTCTATGCAGTCGGGAAGCTATCGGCATGTCTAGAGAAGTTGAAAGAATTGCCCAATGAAAATCAGCTGCTGAAGGAGTTGATGGAGAAGCTGAAGGGCAAGAGTGTTCACACTACACTGAGGCGATTGGCGAAAGGTCATGGTGTTGGTGGTGTCACTGAGGCTGTGGCTATGACATCACTTTTGACTCACGCGCTGTTGGAAATCAAAGCAGGTCACTTTGAGTATCGAAAGTTAGCCATCTCTATTTTGGAGAAGGCAACTGATCGAATCTATGGTTTGAAAGTGGATTCAGAATGAGGCGTTGTGAGATACAAGATTTTCCAGGATACCACATCTATGAGGATGGACGTGTTTGGTCTGATTCAAAAGGCACTAATACTCTTCATGGAAGGTTTCTTGCACAACCATTAGATAAGGATGGTTATGTGTGTTATATTTTGTATTGTGATAAGAGGCGGCATAATAGAAAGGCACATCGTTTGGTTCTTGAGGCATTTGTTGGCCCACGTCCAGAAGGAATGGAATGCCGTCATTTGAGTGGTAATCCCCAGAACAATAGTGTGGATAATCTTTGTTGGGGTACACCTGTTGAAAATCAGGGAGATCGTAAGATTCATGGTACAAATAGTATTGGAGAGGGGCATGGATCATCTAAGCTGACATCTATTGAGGTGATGGAGATCAGGGACCTATTGGCTGGTGGTCTTTTTACGCAGCAGGAAATAGGTGATATGTATGGGATCATGCAGGCGCAGGTTTCAATGATAAAACTAGGAAAAACATGGAAGTGTATATTGGAGAATGACAATGGATAACACATTTGCTTCTGACTATGATCGTCTGTTGGCTCAGGTGAATGAAGATGTTGGGTCAGAGGTTCGAGACAGGGACGTAGAGAAAGAGATTCGAATCATGTTCGAGGATACGGATATGGGTCGTCAACTGGATATCAATGAGTGGGATGTGGTGTTCGAGAATGATCAGTGGATGGTGGTGGCTGACAGTGGTGCTCAGTGGTCTGTGATAGAGACAGAGGATACAGAGAATCCGTTCAAGTTTGAGGACATGTCTGAGACTGTGGAAGAGGGCTATGAGGAAGCCAGGGACAAGATGGTAAGTGATGCCGCAGATGCAACTGAGGAGTTTACTGAGGATGAGCTGGAAGCTCATGCGGAGAAGTTGCGGAAGGCAGGGAAGAAGGAAGTGGACGAGGAGGATGGGGGTCTGAAGGGCACGATGGACGATCTCTATGGTGACAAGAAGGAGGACGAAGAGGAAGAGCAGGGTGCGGAAGAGAAAGGTACGGAAGAGGAATTGGTAGGTGGCAAAGCCGATGGTGCAGACGATAATGAGTTTGATCCTGAGCAGCTGAGAATGGGTCGGCGCATTGAATTGGAGCACACAGAGAATCCAGCGGTGGCTACGGAGATTACTAAAGATCACTTGAAGGAAGACCCACTCTACTACACCAAGCTGGAGAGAATGGAAGCTGGTGAGTGTGATCATCCAGAAGATGAAGAACTGTACAGGAGGATGGGCCATATAAGGCTAGAGAAGAATCGTAAGGAGACGGATCATGGGGAAAAGAGATAATAGAGTCAACGAACCTATTCAGGTTTTGTATCAAGCATCGAATAAATCAACGGGGGAAATAGTGGTGGGTGAGGTACGTCTGCCAAGTGGTTTCAAGGATTCCAGCTTTCCGGACATTGTGCTCATAGAGCGAGAAGCAACGGGTACATATGTTGGGGAGTTCACACCTAATAGTAGTGGTGATTGGCAAGTTATTGTCCACCTGGATGATGGTTCTGGACAAGTCACGAAGAGATATTCTGTTGGCACTTATGATGTCACTGGAGTTGGTGTAGCTGTTGAGTCCGTGGATGCGAAGGTGGATGTGTTGGACTCCGCGATTGGTGTGACCCAGGGGGGTGTCACAGCGATTGACAATCAATTGGATGTCGTTGAGGGTAAGATTGATGACATCGATACAGTACTGGGTGGACTTGGAACTCCACCTATGGTGAGTTAATATGGTGAGCTAACATTTGTTCTGGGGGGCCTTATGGCTGAAAGATACCCTCCAGGTCATCACCAGATCTACTATAGAGCTTCCGCATTTCAAGAAGGGCTGAGTGTCTCTGTGAAGATGCTCAATCCGGATGATACTTGGTCGGGTGAGACTTTGTTGGTGGATGTGGGCAATGGGCTGTACAGGTTTGAGATGCACTTTAATCAATATGGAACATGGGTGGGTCTATTTTCTGAAAACAGCGTTTGCATGTTATCGCAGAATTTCTTCGTGCGCAGGGAAAGATTAAGTGGCACGAATAGCAACGTATTGAACGGGTGAGGAAAAAACATGGAGAGTGACTACAACAGATTGCTGCGGGAAACCGAAGAAGTCGATGGATATAATGATGCGGTGTATGGGGCGATAATCCAAGACCTGGAAAGCATGGTAAACAATTTGGGTGATGAGTACTTCTTCTCTGAAGATGTGAGGAGTGGAGATGCTGCACAGGATGTCTATGACTATCTGTATGAGGATGCACATGATATTTTCCAACAGTTCATTGAAGATCCAGAGATGGTTGCTGGGCATAATGAGGTGTGGAGGGCGCTTGTGGATTTGAAGAAAGTACAGCCGTGGCATGATGTTGGCGAGGAGGATGCTCTGGGCATGGAAGTCCGGGATTATGATCGTTGGAAGGCCACACGTGGAGATCCTACGGACGAGTCTATCTGTGAGGGTGTTGCCTCTGTGCGGAAGAACTACCTGGAGACTGAGAAGATCAGTCAAGAGGTGTTTGATGCAATTGAAGATGCCGATCCCACTAAGCAGAAGAAGTACATGGATTGGATGGCATCTCAGGTGGTTAATGTGGATGATCCCAAGGGTGAGGGCGCGGTGCAGTGGATTTAAAATGTTCTGAAACTTCTTGTACAAAAATTCAATCTAGCATTGATAAAAAATCAGATTCCGAAGGATAAAAAGGACATCTATTCTTTGAAGTATCGTGATGTGTTGGAGCTGGTACAGGGACTTCCTAGTGAGACCAAGACTGCACAGAAGAAGAGAGTCAAGGAGGAGGGTGCAGATAAAATTTTGGATTCAGATCGGTTTTGGTGTATGAGGTGTATACACATGAGGCCATGAGTTCTTATGGGAGCCACACTAAGTGGTGTGTTACCAGTGATTATGGAGAGGGTAGTAAGCATTGGGATGAGTACTTAGGGAAGGGCATATGGTTTTATGTTGTTATTCTCAAGGAAGATGTGTACATGTCGGAGGAGGAGGATGATGATGATGGGGATGATGAGGATCTTTTTGGTGAGAAGGGTGACAAGTTTGCCATAGCCATGAGCACGGCAGGTAGTGAGGTGTATAATCAGGAAGATGATGAGCTGGATGAAACGGATGCGTTATGGCTTTTGGAGTCACTGGATGAGGATGGTATCGAATTTTCCAAACATCAACCGGATAGAATGGAAGCTGGTGTGGATGAGGAACAGCAGAGAGAAGAGTGGACTGATAATTGGTATGATGCGAGTGCAGAGAAACTTGAGAATGAGCTAGTTGATAATTGGTCTGATCCAGAAGAGGAGATGGAACTAGATAGTGGTGTGGATGCTACATACAATGAAAAGTATCTGGAGAAGTTGAGGGATGATCCTTCTGGCTTGGCATCTGATGTTTGTATTATGCAAGAGATTGGTCTGATGATTATAACACTATGAAGAATGCTTCAGAGAAAGAATTAGCACAACAAATGTCTTATAGGTTTGAAGAGGCAGGAAATGAAGACGGCGGCTCTTTGGAGATTCCAGAAGAGGCTATGATTTATATCTTGAGTGATATGAATTATCTTAAGCCAGTTGATAAGGAAGAAGCAGCTCGGAGGGATGCTCCTGGGCAGAAAACGATGGCTTTTGCAGATGAGCGAAGATTGATGGATGACATGCTTGGGATGTGACAATGAATAGGTACGAACGACAGGTGTTGGCACGTGCCATGAGAATGGCTGGGGACTGTTTCGTTGTGGCGAACACCCCATATACTTTGGAAGATCCAGGAGAAGAGGTGGACAACATAGCTCTGTTGTTAGATCTGATGCAGCTCTTGCGCCTCACCTTGCAATATAAGCAGTTTGACCTAGAAGCTACTAGGCGGGAACGTGATCAGGTGCAGCATGGTTCAGGAGGTCAGGACAATGAAGGATTGGATTAGTTCTAATATGAATATGGATAAGATAGAGGTAAAGGGCATGTCGGATGCGGAATGGCGTGTATTCATGCACATGTCTATGACACATTTGATGAGGCAGTTTTCAAATCATCTTCATCATCATTGGATTATTACAGTGATATGTGCTTCTGCTGCTTTGTGTGGTATGTTTTCATTTATTGTGGGCATTATGTTGTTTGTGATGCAGAGGGGAATGGGGGGATAATATGGCTTTGGGTGGAAATCAAATTAGTGGGTCATGGATGAGTCGCATCTTTTATGATGCTTTGGGTCACACAGGAAATGCATATTACATTCGACTCATCTTCAAGGGTGACGGTTCTGTCTGGGATGCTATTGCAGCAGAACTGAAGAACAGTCCTGTATGGGTGAATACAGCCATTGATTTGGTTGAGGATGGCACTACGGGGCAGTTTCCTGTGGTTGTGCCTGCTGGGCTGACTCAGGGTGTGTATGATGTGGTGGTGTATAATAAGGCCGGGAGTGTGGCGGCAAATTCTGACGATGTGGAGAACACTTTTGTTCTGAAGCAGGGATCAATATTTGGATTTTGATGCATGCTTAAGTCATATCTAGTTTATGAGGAGATCTAATGGGAAGTGCAAGTGACTATACTGAAGCTAAGATACTTGAATTGCTTGTGGGTAGCACAGGAAATGGTGTTACTTCCACTGCGTGGAAGGGCCAGAGTTTTACTCCAGCCTCTGATTTACTTGTGATGTAATCAAAATACGTATGCTGGCCTCTGCATCTACGTTAAATGGAAATGTAGAAGTAGATATATTTGCAACATCAGAAGGATTGCCAACCGAATCATCGCTTGGTAATAGTAGTGTAGCAGCCAATACAATCAGTACAGAGGCCTCTTGGGTGTCGTTTACCTTTGGAACGCCGGTTGCGCTTACAGCTTCTACAGTTTATGCGTTTTCAATAAAGCGTACTACAATTGGTGGTACAATATCTCACTACATCAATACCGCAAATGTGTACGATGGCGGTTCATACATCTCTTCCAATAATAGCGGAGTTGATTGGTCCGCTGTCGCAAGTTTTGATTGTACGTTTGAGGTATGGGGCGATTCTGCAATACACGTTGACTTAACAGGAACATTCGATGTGTCATTCGGAGTGTCGGGTAGTCTTATTGTGAATACACCTGTTGATTTTACAGGAACATTCGATGTGTCACTCGGATTGTCGGGTAGTTTGAGTGTGGATACTGGTGCTGTTGTTGCGCTTGATGAGCGACATCATAGAGGTAATTTGTTAGATGTTTGGGGCACAGTTCCAGCGGTGACACCATTGTCTGATAGGGATGGAAATTTGATCAATTGGAATTAGCGGAGCTTAGGAGATTTATTGATGGAGCGCTATGGTAACTTTGGTGATATGTTTAATCTGTCTAATGGAATTCGTGAGAGTCATGAGTTTCATTTGAATGAGGTAGATTCTGGGTGGTTGAAGAAGGATATTCAAGCTTTCATGGAGAAGTATAATGTGAAGGATTGGGATAAAGCAGTCAGCATGTATGCCACTCATAATGTGTTGCCTGAGGAGAAGGTAAGGGCAGCATTGGGCGAGTCTATTTTTGAACAAGATGAGGATGAGGATCTTGGTCCTGAGGATGATGGGGGTATGGAGGATTTGCTTTCTGATGAAGAAGATGAGGAGTCTTTGGATGATGAAGAGGAGGTTCCTGAGGAGGAATTCGTTGAGGATACAAATGATATTCCTGTTCCTGAGGACAAGGAGTATGTTGGTAAGTCTGATGACAAGCATTTCTACATGATCCCAGAGAAGAATGATCAGGGTGAGATCATCGACATGAAGATCGTTGACCAGGAAGAGAATCAATTGTTCTCTGCTGAGGAGAATGGGATCGAGCCCACGGACATGAGTTTGTTTTTGAACACTGTCTTCCGTGACAGTGATGTTGGGATTGCAGAGATTGATCGTCAAATCGTGGTGAAGTATGTCATTCCGGCTGCGGAGCAAGAGCAGGTGGATGATATGGAGGATGAGGAAGAGGAGATGATGGGTGGTGGTGATGAGGACTTTTCCGAGGATGAAGAGGAGTTCAGTGATGGGGATGAGGATCTAGGTCCTGAGGATGGGGATGAGGATCTAGGTCCTGAGGATGAGGATCTAGGGCCTGATGATGAGGAGGAAGTGGGTGTGAAGAAGAAAAAGAAGAGTGAGCTGCTTCGACCTATGGAGTCAAGACAAGTATCTGAGAAGATGATGAAGTTTGATGGTGAGACTTTTGATGTCAAGTTGGTGGATGAGGGAACAGATGAGACGGTCCTTAAAATCAATGGTCGTGAGTTTCGGTATGATCCTGAGTTTGCTTCTATGTTTTATGATGATGAGGGCACATTGACTGAGTCAGGTTTGGAGGAGTTGGCGCAGGATGCACTTTCCACTCTGGAGCCTGAGGATTTTGATGCTCTTGTTCAAGAAGGTGAAGCAGGGGGTGTGGATGGTGATTCAGAGGATGAATTTGTGGAAGAGTCTAAAGGGGCTGGGAACATGAAGAACATCAAAGAGGAATATGAGCGAGATTATGAGCATGGGGATGAGTTTGATGAATATCTAGATGATGTGTTTGGCACTGTGACTATAGCTGGAATGACTCATGATACAAGTCAGGCATTGAAGGAGCTTGATCCCACTGCTTATCGTGTTTCATATGCAGATTGGGAGAGTGAGAATTATCCGGAGGAAGAGGAAGAGGATGCAGATCTGGAGGATGGGGAATATGAGGCTGAAAAACCAGAGCGCGATGCTAGTAATGCAAAGGAAGAAGAGCGTGTAGCTATGGTTAAGCAGCGTCATGCAGATCGGGATAAAAGAAATGCAGCTAAGGGTACTGAGCGTGGAGATGATGATATGAAGACGGCAAATGAGAAGCATTTTGAGGGTCAGGGTGAGTTCAAGCAGGTGTTCTTGGTGAAGTATACAAAGGACGATGGAGAAGAGGCTGAGATGCGAGTGGAGGCTTTGGATGCTAACGATGCTAGGATGATGATTTTGAAGCGCAAGGGTGTCAAGGATATTCTTGGTGAACCGCAGAAAATTGGTGAGGCCAAGGTTGAGGAGTCGCTTTCTCGCAAGTACTATATTCAGTTTGCTGAGATGCTGAAGAATATGCAGGATAAGCAGGGGGCTAGAATTATGGCCGGAAAAATGGCTGATATGTTCCGAGCTGATAATGCAAGATTTGATTCAAAGCGTTTTATGGATGCTGCTGGTGTGGGTAGTTTTGATTCAGATGAGGGTGTCGAAGAGGGACGGGCGGATGGAACCTGTGAGCAGCCCGATGTCGATGTTGAGGAGGCTGAGACAGATGAAGCCTGTGACAAGGATGTCGATGTCGAAGAGGGAGAAGATGATGCTGGAAAGAGGGATGGAACTGGTCCTCGTAAGGGATCAGCACGTGCTGAGGCTGGAGAGGTTGGTGTACGAAAATCTCGTGGGGAGGATTGTCCAATGGAGTCTAAGGTTGTATTCCCTGCAGCGGATAAGCGTGTGCGAGACGGGAAGGATCATTTCCCGATTATGTCGGAGAATCTGGTGGCTAAGGCTATCAAGAGAGTTATGGGCTACAAGAAGGCCCCGGCGTGGTTTGATGGCGGCGTGAAAGAGTTGCAAGAGGCAGTGAATGCAGCTGTCAAGGTGGAGAAGGTTGTCGAGAAGATTGAGGAGAGTGTGGACGAGAAGAAGGCGGACACCACACCTCAGTTGAATGAGACTGTTGAGACTGCATTTGGATTCGCACAGGAGTTGCTGGGCTTGAACGAGAGTGTGGATGAGATCAATGAGATCAAGGTGGGGACATATGTTCTCGTTATGACGAAGAGGAATATGGATGTTTTATACGAGAGTGTGGAAGTTGCTCAGATTAATGAGCAGGGTGTTGAAGTGTCTGGGAATGAGGCTGAGGTGGATCAAGAGTGGTACAGCTTTGACACCTGCCAAATCTATCCGGTGTAAGGGTTGCCAATCTGTCATAGGAGGAGAAGGAATATGCTACTGACTGAAAATGTTCATGGGAAGATGCGGATAGTGGAGTCGGATCGCAGCAAGCTTCCGGAAACCGTTTTGTGCCGTGTTACATATCCTATTTGTAACATTGATGAGATGAATGCCAATAGACGGATCTATGAGAAGGCTGTATGGGAAAAGGTTCTGGGAAGTGAGGAGCTTCAAGAGAAGCTTGCAAACCGTAATCTTTACGGTCATGCTGAGCACCCAGCTGAGACTCAATCAGATCTGAGAGAGACTAGTCACATCATCCATGAGATGTGGATCGATGAAAAGGATGGCAAGGTCTATCAGACGGTGGATGTTTTGGATACTCCCATGGGTCGTATCGTGGACTGTCTGTTGAGGGCAAAGTCTCAGGTGGGTATGAGTACACGTGCTGAGGGTGACTTGGAGGAGGCTGAGGATGATCGTGGGAAGTTTCAGCGGGTGATTCCTGAGGCTTACCAGTACAAGACTACAGATTTTACTGCTGATCCCAGCACATTCAATGTGGCACCAATGGATGTTCGTCGTAATGTCAAGGAAACTGTGGAGCGCGAAATGGGTAAGTTGAAGAAGGGTGACAAGTCTCTTGCTATGGCTATTTTGGAGTCAGTGAGTGTAGAGGAATCAGACATCACGTTGGCTGATCTGGTCAAGGGTGATCGTTTGCATGAGGGTGACACACTGGTCTACGGAGAGATTCAGGCCACTGTCAAGAGCATTGATGAGACCAACATTTCCCTTTCTGTAGAAAAAGACGGGGCGACATCAGACGTCGAGGTCCATGGTGACACGGTTGTGGGAATTGATCCGGAGGGCATTGTGAGTGTGGTGCCTGTGGCCATGGAGCCAGAAATGTCGGATGGTCTTCCAGGGGAGCGTCCTGATATGTCGGATGAGGAGCCTATGGTGGGTGATGAGGAGCCTATGGTGGGTGATGAGGAGCTTATGGGTGATGAGGAGCCTATTCTGGGTGATGCTGAGATGCCGGAGGAGGAGCCTGCGCTTTCCGATGAGGAAGGGGTGGAGGGTGACGTCGATGTGGATGCAGATATTGATGATGAGGATGATGGGGACTGGAAAAAGGAGAATGAGTCTACGGAGGATGTTCCAACGAAGCATCAGTTGAAGATTGCAAAGGATACTTTGCGTATGTCGGATGCTGGGGCTCATGTTGCTGGTGGTATGAATAAGAAGGAGGCGCGTGCTTTTTTGAAAAAGCAGGGTTGGTCTGAGGAAAAAATTGCAAAATTGGAAGAAAAGGTTGAACAAACTCCTGAGGCTGACGTAAAGGAGAATGGAGGCCCAGTTTCTGATGTTGCGGAGGGCGTTCGTGAGGTCACGGAGCTGAAGATTAAAGAGGCAAGCGTTCGAGCAGAGCGTGATAAGGCTCTTGAAGAGTTGCACACTATGCAGCACGTCAACAAAGCCAATGAAAGCTATCGTAAGGTTCGCACAAAGCTGATGAAGCGGAATGGGGGCTTGAAGACCGAGGTAGCTGGATTGCGGTCAGTTCTGGAAGTCAAAGCCAAAGACACAAAGGAATCAGTTGCTCAGTTGACTGAGGCCAAAACTAAGCTGGACGGCATTGAGACGACGTTGAAGAGTTTGGAAGAGGATCATACGGCTGAGATGGATGATAAATGTAACGAAAGCTTCCTGGAAGGGAAGATTGCAGTATTGCGTGAGTATTTCGACCAGCGTTTAAGGGAGTCGAGACTGAAGGTTCACGAAAATGTTCGAGCACTTCTCGGAGATTGTAGCACACTGATTGATGTTGATGAGCTAATTGAACGGCTCACTAAAGCCAAGCGACGGAGTGCAATTCACTCTGAACGGGTAACAGAAATCGCTGTACGGAAGCAGGACCCCAAGGTTGATGAGGAACAAAAGCGGGTTGATGAGGAGGTCGGTGAGATCTTCGAAGGATTTGGGTTTACCTCTAAGGAGTAAGGGTTATGCGTTTGAAGGAAGGATACGCGGAGCTAGTGCAGCAAGAAGCTAAGCTTCAGGAAAGTAGACGTAATCGGCTTATGAATCTGCCTCAGATCAAGCCTTACGTGAATAGTGTTGCGAAGTATATCGAGCAGACCCAAGGTCGTCCGATTACTATGCATGAGAAAAGAAATGTGGCACAGTGTTTGTATAATTGTATTTCAGAGTCAGCGGCCAAGGGACAGCGGTTGTTTGAGACGACAACTGAAGATAACATCAGCTTCTTGGGTGTTCAGCTTCCTGTCATCGCAGCTCTGATTCCCACTCTTGTCATGAACAAGGTGGCGGTTGTTCAGGCGCTGGATC